GATGACTTATCCTCATGGTCACCGGGAAGGAAACCAATCTCTCTGGTAGGCACAAGGGACCTGACGATATAGATTTTATCGTAGGGTGTCCTAGGGTCTAGGACTTCCAGAAGGGCGTTGTAGAGGGAGATAAAGGTCTTACCTGTACCAGCACAACCGTATGCAACAAGGTTCTGTTGACTCTTATACTTCTCAAAGAACAGTTCCTGGTTCTCTGTAATTGGTTCCACCTTCTTGATGTAATCAAGATTGATAGGTTTCTTCCTCTTCATCGTCTTATTACTCATACCAAATGGTACGGGATTGGTATTACCAATACCTGCTTTCTTTTTTACTGCCATATGATGTTAATCGTAATGTTTTAGGGTACTACCTGGTTGTTGCTTAGCCTTTGTCATTACATCCTTCCATCCAGGATGTTTAGTATAGATCTTACTCAAAGGATCACCCATTTCAATACCTAAACAAGGGGCATTGTCTGGAGTGTAATATCTTGACCAGTCTGGATTGTCTTCACACCACTGAGACCAGTCATGAACACTCATCTGTATTTCTTTAGTCTCACCAGTGTCTTTGTGTTTGACGGGATACGTTGCCACATTACCTCCATAATGTTTGTGTTGATATTTATTACCACTCCAGAGCTTCTGAAATGATAGGAAATTGTTCTATGAAAATCTCCTTACATGAATTTGCGATATCCATGTGTTCTTTCTGTGTACCATGTGCAGAACGAAGTTCGATATAATGAATCCAACTGCGAACTGAACCAGTCATGTACATTCTGGTTGGTGTTGCAAGTGGCAATACAAAGCGTGCACATTCCTTTGCGACACCAGCATCCAACATCTGATTATAAAGATTAGATGCAGAACTGAATAGAGTAATCATCTGACGGTTGATCTTATCGACCACCTCAGGGTCAAGATCATCGATACTATTCTGACGGTTCTTATCATCCTGACGACGAAGTTCAGGGAGTTCAATCTCAGAGTTTAACAGATTAGTACTTGCATACCTCTGTGAAAATTCTTGAAAGGTGAAACTTCTATGACGCAACACTTGAGCTGCAATACCTCTCGTAGTCTCAATCTCCATAGACATAAATGCCTGTTCAAAAATAGACCAATGTTGATGTTTGATACAGTACTTCAGAAGACCTGCGAACTTCTCACTGTCCTGATTGTTTGGATTACTTACACGAGCACAGTATGCAATCTGCTTTTCTGCGTCAGGGGTTACTGAGATTAGTTTGGCTTGATTCATCTTTGGTTTTAGTCTTTAGTTGTTTACGTTCTTGTTTAACTCTTTCGACATAGAGTCTTTCACCTTCACTAAAAAGTTCAGGATGTTTGAGGATGTACTTGATTGCCTTTTTTGTTTTCATGATTGAAATATGTATTGAAATAAGAAACTATTCCATTACTTAATTGGTTACCTTGTGAAACCCAGGTGTCTACACATTCGTAGATGTCTTGGGTAGTATATGATTCTTCTTCTATCTTGGTTCTTCCATACTTATTTAACAGGATACCAAGACACTGCTGACGAAGTTTCATTCGGTCTTCAGAGTATCTCCAATCATCATTCATCATCTTCAAATACCTCATCGTAATCTGGAAGGGGAGGAAGTGTTTCCTCAAGTTTTTCTGTGTAAGACTTAACATCAGAATACACTTCTGATTCTAATGCATCGACTAAGAGTCTAAGATTTCTTGTGATAAGTTTAAGTTTATCTTTTTCCATAAAAAAAGGGAGACTTGTGTCCCCCTAGTCTATCAGATAATTGAACCTGTGACAAGTGTCACTTGGTGTAAGTACGACCACGGTAACAAAATGTACCATGGGTTTCACTAGCTTCAGTACAACGTACATTATAATCTACACCACGATATGCGGTGTGATTGATTTGTGCGTTATGAAGAGCAGATGTTTTGTGGATCTGCGTCTTGATCATTTGAAGTGTGTTCATGAGTTTACTCCTAAAGTAGTTGGATTTTTAGGCCCGTTCCTTTAGTCGTTTGCGTCCCAATACCAGTCACATTGTGGCGCAGAATCTTTTAAGGTTTCTACTAACTCAACCTTAAGCTTATTGCTAAGGTTGGCATTGTTCTCAATCCTCAACATGATAGCATCAGTTTGAGTACATGTGAGTGTTGTATAGAATAAAACTTCTAGCATGGGATGAACGCTCCGTTCCGCGACTTACTTGCGTCCCCTCAGTGGGGATGAACGATAGGTCTATTGTAGACCACTGTCCCTATTTAGTCAAGGGCACCATATTCTTCACCTTCCTTAATCAACTCAGAGACATAATCTTCCGTCCCATCAAGGGTCTTGACCGCAAACAGATTTGACTTCTGATATTTTTTTATCTTCTTATACTGTTTAAGTAATGTTTGAACTTGATCGGGGTTCATATCGATACCCTCAAGTTTAATATCAAATCCGTTACTCATTTTTTCTTCTTCTCTTTTTCTTTTGGAGGAGGATTACCCCATAGTTTAGGACTGATTCTTCCTTGGGCCTGAGTGATAGTTTTAAAATCACTACGATAATTATCCCAGTAATGATCAAAGATATCAACTTGCTTTGCAGCAGTTACAATATCAAAATGAGTATTTCCATCTTGAAGATACTCAATTAGATATGCACTGGTGGGTAGACTTTTATCTTCTGCCAGTGTTGGATCACAATCACTATGAATAAATTTTATCTTGTCACTCAAGATCTACCTCCCCATTGGATGTCGGGGTATGCAGATTCTACCACACCCTTATTAATTTTGTATTGATTCTCCAGAAGTTTATCTTTTACAAGACAAAGAAGATTTGCTTCAGTTGGATGAAGAACCTCAAGAATTTGAATGAACATAGATTCTCTACGAGTTTTAGAAAGACTGTCATTACCACCTTTCACAAAATGGTAAAGGTTTCTATACTCTTTACGGAGAGAACTATGATCTGTTCCTACAGGAACATCATTCTTCTCAAAGGGAACTTCACCTTCTGGAAGCATAGACACTACAGTGTCATCAAAGTTCCAAATCAAAAGTGTAGTTACTGCGTCACAACGATATTCTTTCAGTGCTTCTACCTTTTTTGATACGGTTCTTTGTGCAGAAACGTATTCAAAAATTTCATGAATGAATGGATTAGGTGGAAGTTTCTTTGGTGTAGTAACTTTTTTTGTTGATGTAGCCATGGTTATTAATAATTTTATTCAGTGTACAGTATTTATTTTATGATGTCAATGTTCTTCAGTACCAAAATCTTCTGGGGTATTGTCGAACCTTACTGCAAGAATGTCATCTGCAATAATCTGACCATTCTCGTCAAACATTTCTGGATGAGTTGGAATGTATGTAGAGTTCCTTTCGATAACGTATTCTTTAAGTAAGTAACCTATTACACCACCGACCAGTAAAAACATTACTGAAATAACTGTGGATAGGGTCAATGTGACTGCTAACATTTTAGTCCTCCGTTTTCCTTATATCAAAGGAGATATCTAAGAAAAAATGAAACTCTCTTTTACAGAGAGAAACCATCTTTCCAAACTTGACTTGAAAAGTTTTTGGTTGTTCCCTCCTGTTTTTATTTCTAAGAAGAAGTTCAAACCCCCGATTCATCTTTAGGGGTGACTCATCGTTATTTAGAGGTTCTTCCTTTCCTTCTTGTTTTTTTGTCATTCATGTACCTACCTGCATCATTAATGATACTCTCAAGATAATTTTTTATTTTACGGGCATCTGGTTTACCAAGGTGACCATAACCCTCTCGTAATTGTTTGTGAGTACTATCATCACCACCTTCTAGATAACCTTCGAGATCTAAGACAAGAGATTTTATCTCTGCCGCAGTACAACTCATTAAGAACTCTTCTACAGTGGTTCTAGTAGATTTATTACTCTTTAGATACTCGTACATATTAAGCATAAACTTACCTTGAAAGGCATAGTCTATTGTATGTTCGACTGTATCGTAGAGATCTAAGTCCATCAAACCAAATTATTTTCTCTCAGGTATTTAACAGTTTCTGCACATCCGCCAAGGTTTTTACCATCTACTGTAATCTGTGGGAAGGTAGAACCCTCTCCAAACTCAGTATAAAATCCATCCTTTTCAAAATCTCTACCCAATTTATACTCAACATACCGTTGTTCTGATAACTGTAATGCTCCTATCACTTTGGTGCAATATGGACATCCAATTTTAGTATAGACTGCGAAATTATTTGTGCTCATAGTAGTATCAAGAATGGAATTGATAGAAGTAAAATCGAAATAACAACACCCCCTACTATATTAATAAGCAGGGGGCGAAGACTGAAAGGTTCTTCAGACATGATTAACTCATCTGTGTGAATATTTATTAACCTTTAGATTTTTCATACAGAGAAAACTCAGCCTGTTCAGGACTCAGAAATCCTAGTTCCTTTCTCTTCTTATTAGTGTTACTAATGATAAGTGCAGCCGAAGTAATAGGGGGTGCAACAGAAAGAGTAAATCCAAAATCAATCACACTTAAAGGAATTGCACCGAGTGCAACAGCAGATGCAATCAATGTAGGTTTCCAGTACTTAGTCTTTGCACCGTAGTATACTGATGCTACTGGTGCAAGAAGAAAGTGTGTAATACATACTCCCCAACCACGTACAGATGCCTGACGGATTTCGTTCATCTCTTGTTGAGCCTTGAGGTAGTCAGTGTATTCCATAAAAAAGAGGGTCGTTTGACCCCCTCATCATATCACTGTTCGTTCTGCTTGTAAAGGTCTTCAAGTCTTTCTCTTGATAGATCCACATACATAACCTCTTCACCTGCACTAGGTGCCTCGGGATGTTTTCGTTTAACTGGTTCGGGTTGTACTTTTAAAGACATGATGTTAGACCACATCATTGCAAATGCAGCACCACCAATAAGGGAGAAACATACTCCATAAACAAAGAGAAGATAGTGGTTCATTTTAGTTAGTTGTTGTTTTTACAGTATAGACCATAGTAATATATGTTATTGTGATTGTTCTGACCCATTCTATAGGGGAACAATTCTTCTGCTCTATCTTTTATTTCAGATTCCGTTAGGTTTGGTGCCTCATAACATATCGTAGACATGTAGTAAGACATTCCTGCAGCTAACAAGAAAGACATGAGATTTATTACGGTTAATATTATCTATAGATTGTGAAGTGTTTAGAGGGTGCTAATCACCTCACAATCTAAAAACTTTATTAAAAGTTATCGTCTATCCTTTAATAAGGGTTTTTCTTATTAAATGATACGATGCATTAACTCGACTTCAACTTACGAACAATTAGTTCATCTATTGAGAACTTACCCCCACCATTGAGAACGATACATGCTGCACCTCCCCAATAAAGAACTAAAAGTTCTAACAAGTAGATATTAAATCCACCGGTAACTACAGCATGATAGATTGCAAAAGACATAGTACCTAAGATTGCCAAGGCACCCAGTCGAGTAACAAGTCCACAGATGATCATCCAACTTCCTACAATCTCAGAGAATGCTGCGATGTAGGAAAAGAAGATTGGGAATGGAAGATGTAATGGTCTTACAAATGCATCCGCAAAGTTCTCAATGTTCTCTAGTTTCTCATATCCATGATGGATAAGCATGATGCCTACCGATAAACGAAGTAACAAGAACCCTAATGACCCGATCACAATGCGTTGCCTCTAGGAAGAACTTCTTCTGGGAAGATGAAATTCTCATGTGGTTGGTCAGCAGGTGCCAACCAAGCACGGAGTCCTTCGTTCAAGAGAATATTCTTGGTATAAAAAGTCTCAAACTCTGGGTCTTCTGCTGCACGAATTTCTTGAGATACAAAGTCGTAAGCACGAAGATTAAGAGCGAGTCCAATAATACCGATAGAACTGACCCAGAGACCCATGACGGGAAC